TCAACCTATGCCTCCCCAAAAACGACCAGTACGGTCCCTACAGGCCCCTGTGAGGGCCAAACTAGTCAGGATTGATAGGGATATGCCTCGAAAGAAAAAACCTCTTACGGGGGCTACCAAGCCTCGCCTCCACTCGCCACTACTTAAGGGCAAATCTCGGGGTATTGAGATCTCGCAGCTGGCAGACTCTATAGAGATGCCGCTTTTACCTTGGCAAAAATTCGTCATAGACGATATGTGTATGGTGGACAAAGATAATATGTTTATCCGCAAAACTAACCTCATACTTGTAGCCCGGCAGCAAGGTAAAACTCACCTTGCCCGGATGATGATGCTGGGGCACATGTTTTTATTTGATAGCCCTAACGTGCTAATGATGAGCTCCAATAGATCGATGGCCTTGGACACCTTTAGGCAGGTAGTCGGAGCGATTGAGAGTAACGATTGGATGCGTAAACAGGTAAAGCAAATACGCCACGCTAACGGCACGGAGTCCATAGAATTAAAAAATGGAAATAGGCTCGATGTAGTCGCAGCTACTAGAGACGGCAGCCGCGGTAGATCAGCCTCGTATTTATATATCGATGAGGTACGCGAAATCTCGGAGGAGGGTTTTAGAGCTGCAACCCCTACCACTCGTGCAAAATTAAACGCTCAAACTCTGCTCACGTCTAATGCCGGGGACTCGTTTAGTACGGTGCTTAATGATCTCCGGGAAAGAGCCCTTAGTTTTCCACCTAAATCATTTGGGTTTTATGAGTATTCAGCGCCTCAATTTGCCAAGATAACAGATCGTAATGCGTGGGCCATGGCTAACCCGGCTCTTGGCTATACAGTAACCGAGGAGGCTTTAGAGGAGGCCGTAGCTACTCAGCCGATCGAAACCACAAAAACCGAGTTACTTTGTCAATGGATAAGTAGCACCTCGTCACCTTGGCCTCATATGGCGGTCGAGGATGCAGCTGATAAGGATCTAAAATTGTCGGTGGGGCCTCTTACTATCTTTGCATTTGACGTTAGCCCTAGCCGTAGAGACGGCTCGTTATGTATGGGCCAAGTCCTCGAGGACGGCCGCATAGGCGTAGCGGTCCTTGAAATCTTTCACTCGGACGTGTCTATCGATGAGTTATTTGTAGCTAATGCAATAGCCAAATGGGCAAAAATTTACTTTCCCCGGCAAGTGGCCTACGACAAATATACGACCGCCTCCATAGCCAAACGCCTCGAGTCTAACGGCATACAGATCACCGACATATCAGGGCAAAAAGGGTATCAGGCCTCAGGGGATCTTTATGAGGCGCTGGCTAATAAGCGGATCGTGCACTCGGGACAAGATCAGCTAGTTAGCCATATGGCTAATTGTGCAGCTAAAGAGTCAGATGCCTCGTGGCGTATTATCCGGCGTAAATCAGCTGGCCCGGTAGATATAGCGATCAACCTGAGTTTTATCGTCCATATCCTTACTCAGCCAATGGGTGAGGCTAAAGTTTACGTTTAGAGACACGCCGCCTAATACCTGATTTTATCCTTGACAATTTGAGAAAATCCCTCTCATGGGAATACTCCAAACTCTAGGGTTTAAGTCAGCTGATAAGCCGACTATCGAGGCTCAATATGCACCTGCCGTTATGTCTACACAATATGGCTACGGCTCATATAACACCGGGTCTATCGCTGGATATAACACAAGCGGTATAGATCGCAATTTTGCTTTACAGGTCGCGAGCGTTAGCCGCTGCCGTAATTTAATTGCCGGTGTAATTTCCGGGATCGATCTCGCCTTGTATAAAAAATCAACTGGAGAAAAATTAGGATCTCCGGTTTGGTTAGAGCAACCCGATCAGCGACAACCTCGCAGCGTAACTATTGCAGCTACGGTGGACTCACTTATATTTTACGGATGCGCTTATTGGCGCGTAAATTCTTTGTATGCAGATGATGGACGTCCCTCAGGTTTTGAGTGGGTAGCAAATAACCGAGTTACCTTTACTACAAATAAATTTGGTACAGAGATCGAGGATTATTTTGTCGATGGTATTAAAGTACCTATGGGCGGTATTGGATCTCTTGTTACTTTCCAAGGCTTAACCCCAGGAGTATTAGACACAGCTGGGACAACTATTAAAGCTGCATTTGATATACAGAGAGCAAGCGCGGTAAGTGCAGCTACACCAATGGCCACTACAGTATTAAAAAATAACGGCGCTGATTTACCTGAGTCTCAAGTCCAAGGCTTACTAGCTGCATGGAAAGCATCACGTGCATCACGATCTACAGCATATTTAACCTCTACTTTATCTGTAGAAAATATTGGATTTAGTCCTAAAGATATGATGTATAACGAAGCATCTCAATACTTAGCAACAGAAATTGCTCGAGCTATGAATGTACCTGCCTATTATATTTCTGCCGATATGAATAACAGCATGACGTACCAAAATATATTAGACGGTCGTAAAGAATTTATGGCGTATTCACTACAGCCTTATATCTGTGCTATTGAGGACAGGCTCTCCATGAATGACATAACAAATTCGCAAAATCAGGTACGTTTTGCGGTCGATGAGTCGTTTTTACGTGCAGATGCAAGAGAGCGTTTAGATATTATCGAAAAGATGTTAAACCTAGATTTAATCGATGTAAATCAAGCCCGACAAATGGAGCAACTAACACCGCTAGGAGATGCAAGTGCTACTAACGTTTAGTCAAGAAATACAGGCAGCAGATACAGAGCGCCGGATCGTATCGGGGCTTATCGCACCATACGGCGAGATCGGACATACCTCAGCTGGCCCGGTCGTATTTGAGCGAGGATCCATTGCTATTGCAGATCCAACAAAAATAAAATTACTATCGCAGCATCAACAGGATAAGCCGGTGGGCCGCATGATTAGCTCAAGCGACTCTACAGAGGGCGTTTACGGATCGTTTAAGCTTTCGAGTAGCACTCGAGGACAAGATGCGCTCGTACTAGCTCAGGAAAATCTAGTATCTGGCTTATCCGTAGGGGTCGATGTAACGGCCTCTAAGCCGATGGGAGATTACCTGCTCATCACGGCTGCCGTCCTCAAAGAGGTATCGCTTGTTGAAAGCGCCGCCTTTAGCAGCGCAGGCGTTGAGGAGATTATGGCGGCGAGAGCTGCTATTGAAGCTGCAACTAGCACAAAAGAAAAAACTACAACTATTTCTACGACTATCGTAGAGATCGAAACAGAAACCGAAAGCGAGGAAGCTGTGACTACAGCCCCAGAAAATACACCGGAGGAAACTCCGGTAGATACACCGGTCGAGGCTGAAAAAGTCGAGGCCGCTCGTAAGATCATCCGTCCATCTGTACTAGACTCTCAGCGAGTCCGTACGCCTATTACATCTATGGCTACATACACAGAGCACAAGATCAAAGCTGCACTTGGCAACGATGACTCAAAGCTCTACGTAACCGCAGCGGATGATTTTTCTACAAACCCTGCATTTAATCCAACACAGTATCTACAAGAATTTGTAACCAATACTCGTTTTGGTACCCCGGCCATTGATGCGTGCTCTCAGGGGGTATTACCCTCACAGGGTATGTCGATCCAAGTCCCGGCACTCGTTACCTCAGCCGGCGGCGGTACAGGCGTAGCACCTACTGTGACAGTAGAGGCAGAAAACGGCGCTGTATCAAATACAGATATGCAAACTGCATATTTAACTGGCACAGTACAAAAGTACTCCGGTATGGGCACAATTAGTATTGAGCTCCTCGAGCGGTCAGATCCGAATTTCTATTCTGAATTGACACAACAGTTACAAAATTCTTACCTAACTACAATCGATACAGCGGTGCTTAATGCTTTACTTACAGCTAGTACAGGCTCAACACCTACTACAGCTGACAGTGATGGAGTTATCGCATTTACCTCACAAGCTGCTGCCGCTGTTTACAAAAACACTGGTTACTTTGCACAAAATTACGTAGGTAATGCCGCACAATGGCAATTATTAATGGGCGCGGTGGATACCACAAAACGACCTATCTACAACGCTATCCAGCCAATGAACGCAGCCGGACAGGTAGGCCCTCAAAGCATCCGCGGTAACGTACTAGGCCTTGATCTATACGTAGATAAAAACTTTACAGAAACAACAGTAGATGACTCATCGGCGCTAATTTTGGCACCTGAAGCGTTTACAGTTTATCGCAGCCCACAGGCTTACATGAGCGTAAACGTTGTATCTAATCTACAAGTACAGGTTGCAATTTATGGTTTCATGGCAACAATTGCCAAAATGCCTAACGGTATCGTTAGATACTTGAAAGCATAAGCAACAAAACTAATAGTCGGTAGCCCTCTTAGCCCTTTGAGGGCTACCGGCCCTAGTAAGTAGAGGAGTAAATAAGTGCCAGCGACATACGTAACCGAAGCCGAGCTACGGGCAAATTTAGGCATCGAAAATTTGTATAGCTCAGATATTGTCGAGACGTGTTGTCAGGCTGCTCAAGATTTACTCAACCAATTTTTATGGTTTGACTCAGCGCCGGTAGTGGGCACGGCTTTACAAAACAATGTCGCTACCGTAATGGTCGCTAATCCTGCAATCTTTAGCACTGGGGACTCGATAACCTTGAGTGGATGCGGCTCAACCTTTAACGGCACTTACACAATTACCGGCACTATGCCATGGACAGCCGGCACGACTACTAGTTTTCCATCTATAGCCTTTAACACTTACGCCTTTAACTGGCCTAAGGGATACAGCTTTATCCAATTTGCTAAGACAGCCGCTAACGCTAATTTTACTCGCGTACTACCTTATGGATCAGCTGTAGGGACAGACACAAAGACTAACTCTTATGCCACTACCCCAGCTGTACGCGAGGCAGCGATGATCTTAGCCGTAGATATTTTCCAAGCACGGCAGGTCAGCCAGACAGGCGGCGTAACCGTAGACGGATTTAGTCCGAGCCCATACAGAATGGGCAACAGCATGATCGGCAAAATCCGTGGGCTCATTTCGGGCTACCAAAATCCCGGGAGCATGGTCGGATAGTGCCTACAGCCATCACCACGCTAAGGGCCTCACTAGCTGCCGCTCTTGCTAATAACTCGGTTTGGAATACGTATAGTTTTCCACCTGCCACAATAACCGCCAATAGCGTAATCGTGGCCCCGGCAGATAACTACATCACTCCGAGCAATAACACCTATGCGGCAATCTCGCCTATGGCTAATTTTAAGATTATTATGACGGTGCCTTTATTCGATAACCAAGGCAACCTCAACGGTATCGAGACGATGGCTGTAGCTGTATTTAACAAGCTCGCCGCCTCAAGTATCAAAATGAATGTTGGCGCTATGAGTGCTCCATCCGTACTAGAGGTACAAAGTGGATCCCTTTTAACCGCTGATTTTTCCATATCAACACTAACGAGCTGGAGCTAAACGATGGACCTAACACCTGAGGAGCTGGCTTTCTTGATAAAGATAGGTCAGATCGAAACACCAAAACCAAAACCAACAGCCAAGAAAGACGAGGAATAAATCGTGGCAATTTTTCTAAATAATAAGGTCGGCTTTAAGGTCGGCTCAACACCTGTAGATTTCACCGATCACGTTACAAATTTTACGCTGACACAGCAATCGGACCAGATCGAGGTAACGGCCATGGGCTCAACCTCTCATCAATTTGTAACTGGGCTCTCAGCTGACACGATTACAGTAACGCTGCTCAACGACACAGCGGCAGGCTCTATCTTGGCAACGCTACAAGCTGCATACGGTACTACTATCCCGTTTAAGGCAATCCAAGATTACACAACTGCTATTTCAGCTACTAACGTTTTATACAGCGGTACGATCTTGATCGATAACCTAACTCCGCTTAACGGCGCTGTAGCTGATGAGGGCATGATGGATCTTACATTTACTTGTAACTCTAAAACCGCTATCGCAACTAGCGGTACTTGGTAAATCCAACTAACTAACTAAGGGGCAAAAATGGCTAAATTAAAGATCGTACGTAATGATGGGACCGAGCTTGTAGGAGAAATCACGCCTAGCGTTGAGTATGCCTTTGAGCAATTTTACAAGATCGGTTTTCATCGTGCGTTTAGAGAGCAAGAGATGCAATCAATGGTCTACTACTTAGCTTGGGAAATTACAAAACGTGCAGGGGAAGCGCCAAAACCTTACGGTGAGGCTTTCATAGATACGCTTAAAAGTGTAACCGTGGAGGACAGCGACCCTTTAGCCTAAAGCGCGATCTCCCTTTTACTTACTTAATTGCGAGATTGAGCATAAGGCTAGGGATCGCGCCTCAGGCGCTTTTGGATCTTGATAAGAATATGCTCGATGCACTAGTGCAAGGGCTTAAGGATGAGGCTAAGGAGGTCGAAAATGCCAGTAGAGGTAAAAGGCGCGGTCGCTCTTAGAAAAGCCTTAAGGCAATTTTCTCCTGATCTAGCTAAAGAAACCCAAAAAGAGTTAGCGGCGATCTTACGTCCCATCACTATTAAGGCTCGAGGCTTTATACCTGCATCTGCACCGCTGAGCGGCTGGGGCTCAGGTAATGGCTACTTTCCGGCCTACAGCGCCTCAGAGGCGCGTAGGGGTATCGGCTACAAAGCAACACCCTCAAAGCCTAATAACAATGGCTTTAGATCCCTTGCTCGCATATTTAATAAAAGCGCTGCCGGTGCTATCTATGAAACAGCTGGGCGTAAAAACCCTCAAGGCCGACCACAGGCAAAGATGAGTCGAGTAGCTGTACCGGGCCACAAAAACTTTGGTAAGAATATCCGCTCCGGTAATAAAAACGAGTCCAAGTCTAATAACCCAAATGCAGGCGCACAATTTATAGATGCGTTAAATAAAAACGGCGAAATCGTAAACGCTTACGTGAGACAAGAGGGCCAAGCCGGACGAGCTAGCGGCAAGATGAAAGGCCGCGCAATCTTTAGAGCGTGGCAAGAGGACGGCGGCAAAACTCAGGCAGCTGTATTAAAAGCGATCGAGACAGCCGCTAATAAACTCAATGCAACGGCAAAGGGGTAAACGTGTCTAATATAGTTATAGATATTGCGGCCGAATTTACGGGCAAAAACGCTTTTAAGAAAGCCGAAACCTCTACAGATAAATTAAGCAAGGGCGTTAAAAGTCTGGCTAAAACTCTTGGCGTGGCTTTTGGTACACAGCAAATTTTGGCATATGGAAAGGCAGCCGTTAAAGCCGCGGCAGCGGATGAAAAGGCTCAAAAGCAACTAGCCCTAGCTCTTAAAAACGTAGGCCTTGGCCGTGATGCGGCTGCCTCTGAGGGCTACATACAAAAGCTACAAAAAGAATTTGGCGTACTCGATGACAATTTGAGGCCGGCCTATCAGACTCTAGCGGTAGCCACTCGGGATACAGCTCAAGCCCAAAAGTTATTACAGCTTGCCCTAGATATATCCGCATCAACTGGCAAAGATTTGGCGAGTACCTCATCCGCATTGAGTAAAGCATTTTTGGGAAATAATGCGGCGCTTTCTAAATTAGGTGTAGGCATATCTAAAGCCGATCTAAAAACTAAATCATTTGAGCAGATCACAGCCGAGTTATCTAAAACCTTTGCCGGATCTGCTACAGCCTCGGCTAATACTTTCCAAGGCTCCATGGATAAATTGGCCGTCTCATCTGCTAACGCTCAGGAGATTATTGGCGAGGGTTTAATTAATGCTCTTAAAATTCTAAGCGAGGA